TATGTGCCATAGAACCTGTGTTCACAGGCACAGAAGGAGTATGCCAACCATGTACATAGACAAGCTTTAAGCTATTTGCCCTGTCAACAAGCTGGACATTGGTGCCCATTTCACCCTTGCCATTGAAATCAAGGAAGGTGATTCTTTGAGATTCAACAGGATAACCTGTTACAGGATCAATCTCAAAATTGATTTCCCTGTCATCATAAAGAGGGTTGTGAACCAGTTCCAGTTCAGCACCATTAGCCATGCGATATCTTACAAATTGGAAGCCGGCAACAAGGGCATTCTCATGGTAGGCTGATGTTGTCTTGTCAATGAGAACTTTATCAACCACTTGTATAAAGCCCCTTCTCTTTTCAGACCATGATTGTATAGCCCTGTGGAATTGGATCATTCCATACTCACCACTGAAGCCTTTAATTTTTCTTGTAGCTCCGGGTTTTACCCTGCTGTAGAAGATATCCATCAGGTATTCTTCTATTAAGGGGGCAGACAGGTGAGAATAAAAGTGTTGGTGGGAGTCTTCCAGTTGTTCCTGAACACCGGGGCCAGAATAGATTGGTCTGCCATTGGCACCAAGCACAGTGTCAGTGCTGCGGGAATACCAGTAGCCTCTTTCAATCTCCCTGTACCACTGTTCCCAGTATTCAACTTCAGCATATTTTACCCATGAATCATGCCACCTGCCTTTGCTATCCTGTATCTTGATAGCCAGCACTTCATTGGCAGCATCACCAGTTACCCTGTATTTCTTCCTGAAACGAGACATCCTGTTTTGCAAAGCAATAGGCAGGCTGTACTGAGTAGAACCAGATTGTTCAGCAGCTTCCTCATATTGAGAGTAAAGCTTGGCCCATTGCTGATTGGGAGACAGGTACTTGATTGGTAAGGAAACTGTAGGATCATCCCACATACCTCTTACTTCATAAATGAAGCCCTTACCATGTTTGAAGGATTGTGTTGTTACACGTACCTGCCACTTTTTATTACTTGACCCAGGATGGAGAATATCACCGGGAACATACCAGTCTTCATCAAGCTTCAGCTTGAAGGTCTGTTTAAATCTTCCGGGAGTTAAATTGGCAGATGGTTCAACATTCTCAATCACTATCAATGGTCTGGTGTTTGCACCCTTCATTGTCCACTCCCAGACAGTAGTATTGATTGTCTTTTGTTGTTTGCCAGCCAGCATAGTTGTCAGGGGGTTATCTGAGTATCTCTCAGATGTGAACAACTGTGTCATCTTGGGTTCAAACACTGTTGGCTTAATGAGTAAAGCTGCACCAAGGTGGTTCAGCTCCGTCATATTAGCATGCCAAGGCATTTGCTTAGTGATTAATCTGTTTAATAGTCTTGCCATTGTAACAAGTTTTTGTTTTATTTTAAATTACTTAACCTTCTTCAAAGTAGTCTGCCATTGATCTCTTAGTATATGATCCTGAAGAGGATGGCTTCACTCCTTTTTTAGCTTCCTGTAATTTAGACTTTGTTCTCTTGACAACTTTGGTTTCAATCTCAGTTATCAGTTCATCGTCTATCTTAAAGTTATTTTTGAGGAGCTTTGCAAGGATGATTAAATCCTGCTTATCCTTTTCTGTTTCTGCTCTTAGTATCCTTGAAAGTTCTGCATTTACAGGAGGAACATACCTGTTAGGCCCTACCTTCACTGTTGCCCTGTTGATGTAACTGTTAAGCTCTTTTCTTTCAGCTTTACCAATGGGAAACATACCTACTGCCTCAGTTTTATCCAGCACCTTAGAGAAGTCATCTTCAAAATCCCTTGCATCAATCTCTCTCTGCTTACTGGCTTTCTCCTGTGCCTTCATCAGGGCATCTTTGTTCTTATCTTCAGCAGTCTTGATCTTATCATACCATGCTTCAGCTTTGATCTTCTCCTGTCCTTTGTCCTTGATGAATTCCTTCCTGTCTTCCAAGTCTTCACCAGTTACTTTTTCATACTTGGTAAGATAGTGATTGATAACAGCATCAACCTGTTCAGGCTTGCTACTATCAAATTTATCAAGGCCAAGAGTACCAGTGACATAGACAGCAACAAAATCTGAGGTTCTGCCACCATCCTTTTTAAATTTCAGGAAATCCTTACCATCTTGGTCAAGGTCTTTGGCATAGCCTTCAAGAGCTTCCTGAAATCTTTCATCAACTTCCATTGCTTGTAATTCAAAGAACTGGTCTTCAGTGAGCTTTGTACCCTTCTTTATCTCAATGTGTTCAAGTATTCCTTTTTCTTTCAGCTCCAGTGCCAATGTAGTGTAGAACTCCTTATCCTTCTCAATCTGCTCTTCATCTTCCTCCTCTTCCTGCTCATCAGTTTTAGCTGGTTTCTTCTTCTTCACTACTGGAGCATCCTCATCATCATCATCTGGATCAGGTTCCTCCTCTTCTTCCTCATCCTTTTTTTTACCTCCCTTCTTAGGAGTTTTCTTTGGAGTGACCTCTTCTTCCTCTTCTTCATCATCCTGAGCTTTTACTGATTTCTTCTTAGGAGGTGCAGGCTTGTCAGTGAAAAACTCCATGTTCTCAGGGTCTAAATCATCCTCTTCCTCATCTGACCCCTTTGATTTCTTTTTGGGCTTTGCATCATCGAAGTTTGTAGAATCTCCAAGGTCATCATCAGGATCATCTTCTAATTCTGCGGGAGATTTCTTTACTTCTTTGATTGTCTTACTTGTCTGAGATTCAAGTTTTTCTGAGGTAATTCCGAAGAAGTCTTCAGAATCTCCATCAAATCCAAAACCTGCCAAAGGATTTGATGCTGTGTTTGTCTTTGCCATAATCCTGTGTAAATTTAAAGTTTGAAAGTTGAATTTATTACAGTTTAAAACTGAACTTTTAAGAAAGTTGCTTAATAGCTTTTTTATTTGGCTGGTGCTAACTGTTTAGAAGCCTTTTTATCTTCAATCTTAAGTTTCTCTTTATCCACATTCTTCTGATGCCTGAATTGTTCTTCCTTAAGACTCTGCTCTCTTTGCCTGATCTCAGCATCAACCCCATATTTAGCAACTTCCAGTACATCAGGTACAGTATCCTGATCCATATCTTTATCTTCATTGAAGCCCATTGAAAGAATAGCCTGCTGTTGAATGACAGTCTTTCTTCTTTCTTTCTCCTTGGTAATGATGACATTGATCTCATGTTCCCTGTCTATTTGTTTCTCTGCTGAGATAGCCTGCCTTGCCTGTTGTTCAGCTTCAATCCTTCTTTGTTCAGAAGCTTGGGCTTCTTCAGATTTACGAATTTGTGCAACTTCCAGTAAGTCTTCAGCCTCAGTAACAGATTCAGACCTGATAACCTTGATGATATCAGCAAGGTCAGCCTGCTGATTCTGCATAGCAGCTTGGGCTAAGCCTTCCACTGCTCTTTTGGCATCAGCAGCCTTGGAAGAATTGGATATGAACAGACCATAAGTGGAGGAATCCAGTAGTTCAGGATCAATAGTGATCATCTTATAGGTCATATCATCAAGGATATAGACCAGCTTGCGTGGCTTGGAACCAGCATAAGCTACTTTGGCTGTCTCTACTAATCTCTCAAGGACATTGCCTTTGACAGAGTTGTGCAGCTCAAAGTAAGGCTGAATGATATGAGAGGACTGAACCAAGTTCTGCCTTGTATTTGACACTGCTTCATTAGGGCCAATCTGTGCCTCCATCTGTGGAGTGACCCCAATGCTTGTTCCACATTTATGTTCAATATATTCTGCAAATTTGATATACTGGTCAATGGATGAGGCAAGGGACATGTCAATTTCTTTCACCATGTTGGTAACATCTCCTCCTCCCCTGTTGCCTTCCTCATTGGGATTAAGCCATGCAATAGAGTTTGCCTCAAAGAAGTAAGTCCACTTATTGATATCAATACCAGCAGATTTGGGAATAGAGTTTAGGTTCATGGCCAGCTTCTTTCCTTTGTCTGAAGCCATCATCAATTCAACCCTATAGAGAATAACATCATAGAAGTACTGATATCCCTTCATCCTGTCCATTGCAGAGGTGACAGGAGAATTGAGGTTATCAGTGGTTGCACCACAGTAGGGAAGTTTGCAGACATAGAGATTGTCCAAGTCCTTATGCTGACCTGGGATGGCTCTTGCATAAACAAAGATGTCACTCATAATCTTATAGCACTCATGAGCTTCAGGTAGCCATTCCCATTCAAGGGTGATATCCCCTGCCATTTCATTGAACTTGTAATTCTCATCCACCAGCTTCATTTGCTCCCTGTTGTTCTTATCAAGATAGGTCAGGAATCCAGTTTTGCGCAGAGACTTCCATGTAGCATGGACTACCCTTATAGTATAAGGATCATTGTAATCTTCATTGAAAGTGAATTCAGCATCCCTGAGAGCAGCTCCGGGATTATGATGATAGGTGTAGATTTTATCAATATCATCTTCAGAAAGTTCAGAACCAAAGCTGGCTACTACTTCTGAAGGAGAGAGCCTGTATTCATATACTGCCCACTCTCCATCTTCAATATAATCAAGGTCAGGAGATTTATCATAGTCAAAGAATAAGGGATTAATGACTTTAAGACAGGGTTCACCATTGAGAATACCTACCCAATATATTTCTTCTCCGGCTATCAGGGAGTGTTTACAGCCCTTATTAAACTTTTCTGCCACTTTCTCCTTGAGGATGAGGTACTCCAGAATTTGATGAGTCATGGCTTCAGCAGGGTCTTGATGATCCCTTACCATGTACTTTCTTACTTCTTCAGGAGTTTGTGCTTTGGTCTCTTCTTCTATCTGCTGTTTAAGTTGTTGTTCTTCTTCAGGGGTGAGCTTCCTTCCCTTGGTCTGAGCCATGACCTGTGCTTCAATCTGCTCTCTTATGGGTCTCATCACCTGTGATGTCACAAACTCTTTCAGCAGTTCAGTCTCCTTCTGCTCCCTTCTGGTAGTAGCATCTTCATTGACAGCTACTACCTTCCATGAGAAAGGCATCTTCATCTCCATGCCCATGAGAACTTTTATCTTTCCTGAAACTATATCCCTGTTGGTGAAATTTGCGGGGAGGTCTCCTACCTCTGAACCAAAGGGCTGACATACATAAGTGAAATCCTGTATGTCTATGATGTTATTGAATAAGTCATAGTTGACTTTCTTGCGCTTATATTCTGAGAGGCCACTAAAGGCCATGAAATTTGTACCATTAAAGGATTTAGTATCTAACAGGTTTGCCTGATCCTTATACCACTGTTTATCATTTGCATCTTTCTTTCTCTGACTTATCCTCTGTTTATTGTTAAGATACTTGGTGTTCATCAGGCTGAATGTTTAAATTGTTTCTTCATCATTTCAAGTAAGTCACTGGCATTGGATGAGCCATTATTCTCACCATGTACCTTGTTCTCTTCTTCTTCTGCTATCTGGAACATGACCATCATGAAGGACATCACCCTATCAAAGTTACCTTGTCTGTTGTAGAAGATCAACTCTTCAAGCAATGCAGGATCATAAATAGTTTCAAGGTTAAGAACTGCATATCCATTTTCGTCATAATCACGTATATCTAATAACCACTGCTTAATGTATTTCTCTCCTGCATCTTTAAGTTTCTCTGCCATGTGAACACCATAGACTCTTGCTACCTTGGAATTGTTGATAGCTTTAGAGATAACACCATCAGGCTGAGCAGCAAGCAAATGTAACTTTTTTCTACGTTCAAAGTATTTTTTAACATGAGTGACCTCATTCTCATGCATGATCTCTGCTCCATAAAGCTCTGCTAACATTTCACATATCCTGTTCACATCATCAGGATCATAAGGTCTGCCTATGTACTGTGCTACTATCCTGTTGGAGCTATAACTGAACTTATGATTTGCTTTGTAAACATAGATGCTGCCTAAAGAAGGGAGGACAGAGGTTGACTGATCCTGTCTGTAAGGGTCAAAGCCCATCTTGTAGAGACCACGAGGGGCATTGGGAATTGGGTATTCATAGATGACAACAGAGCCTTTAAGGTCTTTGGTCTTTGGTTTGTAATCCCAGAGTGGCTGCAGGTATCCATCCAGATCAGGTGTTGCCTTGATGATGTATTTCTTACCGGGGATTTTATGTCCATCATCTGTATAGGTATCTGGTTGATTGACTTCCCTTCTTTCAAGAAAGCATGCCTGCCCATATTTGAGATGCAGGTTCTCTCTCATCACCCTGTTGTATTGATTACGCAGTTCAATTACAGGGAAGTCATTCATGGAGACCATTAAGAATGCCTCCATTGGATTGAAAGGATGCTCCTGTACTCTTTGCTGGATAGAGCCAGAGTCAGATGCATTGGCAATGATCTTTGCTCTTACTGTTTTCTCTTCCTTGGTTGCTCCTATGATATCACTGTTTCCCTGTTCATCATAGTAGCCTTCCATGTTCCATGTAACAGGATGGAAGAAGCCACAACAGGAATTCTCTGCATCCTCATCCCATACATTGACAAATGGCATGAGGTTATCTTCCTTGGGATGATAGAACATATCTGCATAGTCAGCAGTGCCAGATTCCATATCACCACCTGTACCAAAGATGATGATCTGTCCTGTAATATATTTACCTGCTGACAGGCTTGGTGAGGTTTTCCTGAAGCTCTCCTTAAGATTAGGGAAAGCTCCTGACTCTTCAAACAGAACTACCTTGGGGTCTTTACCTCTGGCTGCTTCAGGATTATCTGCAAATGTTATTGCCATTATCTCTGACATATAGCCTGCTTCCACTGGCATACCCTGTGCATTCATTTCCCTGAAGGAGGCCCTCTTATGTTCTGCCTTATCAACATATTCCCTTGCCTTTCCCCAAGCTGTTTTGTCATTGAGGAAGGATAGATATTCAGAAGCCATACCCATTGTACCAGCAGGGTAGAGATATTTCTTGTCAAAAGCCCCAATGATAGTCTGAGACTTGCGAATAGTGTTGTAGACATTGGCACAGATAGCTCCGTTTTTATATGAGTAACCTTTTCTACGGGATTTACCAATGATAATGTGATGTCCTCCATCCCTCCAATCAACTTCAATGGTAAAAGGAAGAGCAAGACTTTTAAGAACTTTCTCCTCAAGGATAGTTCTGAGATCAGAGTTCTTTTTAAGTACACCATCAGGGTCAACATACTGGAAATTGGTTGTATCATTTATTTCAAGAGCATTACTAATTCTCACCCTCTCAGCTTCAAGTCTCCAGTACTCAGCTCTCTGTTCCTTAGTGGAAGGAGCTAAAGCCTCATCAGTGAACAGGCCATTTTTTGCTATCTCAATGGCCCAGAAAAATGCAAAGTCCCCATCCCAGAAATCAGGAGCTTTCACCTCCTTGATTGCTATCTTACCTCCCTTCTCCTCTGCTATCTTGATCTGTGTGAAGTTCAAATAAAAATAGTGGTGTTGTGTTATCTTCACCCCACCACTACTGTATCCATTGATGCACCTGTCCAGCATAGTATCCCAGTACTCTGTGTACTGGTGTGAGCCTTCAGGGTCAGTACAATAGTATCCATTCTTCCTGAAGCCAATGGCCTCCTCCCTGAATACCTGTGTGTTTAACCATACTCCCTGTTCATTCCTGACCTGATTGGTTATAAACCTTGTGCTCACTGGCTACCTGTTTTTAAAGCTGTCATAAAATAAAGTATTAATTTCTCTGTCTGGTGTCAATTCAATATGTTCATCAAAGACACTCTCATACTCAAGCAGCCTGTTAAGCCTTACTATGAGATTGAGGTGGATCTGTTTTGCTACTTTAGCATCACTGCTTATGTACTCTTCCTTTGAGGTGTAGGTGCTGATGATATCATCACAGTCCCTTACCACTCTTGTTGAGTTAATGATCATCCTCCTGATCTCATCTCTCATGAAGAGAAGCTGTATCTCAAAGATGTTTAATTTAGTCCTTACCTTCTTCTCAGAAGGAGTGACATACTTACTGCTTATCAACTTTTCATAATTGGCAATGTTCTCCCACATTTGCCTGCCTTCATCTGTTAGTTCTTCTGTGTGTGACATAGTATATGTTTTTAGGTTGGAGTCCAGTACTGGATTTGAACCAGTGTCCCAGGTTTTGCAGACCTGTGCTTTAGCCCCTCAGCCAACTGGACATGTTAGGTGATTATCTCTCATACTGACCTATCTTCCTTGAGTTACGAGTCCTTGACTCTTCCACCAGTTCAAAGTTGACCTTACTTCTTGCTATTTCCACTCCTTTAGCCACATCAGGCAGTTCTTTCAGAGCTGCTGCCACTTCTTTAGGCTTGATGATCATCATTCCTGTCCTTGTTCTCTCACTGAAGTTAAAGGTATTGAAATAGTTCTTCAGTTTCTCAGAGGCTACAAGACCAGAGGTAAGTAAGCCATAGGAAGGAGAGTAGTCATCCAGCAACTCCTTGTACTTATCAATGCACTGGATCATGAAGTCAGTATCAGGATAGTGTTCGTCTTTATAAACCTCCTTCTTTACTTTAGCTGGCCTGTCCTCTTCACTATATCCAAAGTAAGGATTGGATTTCTTAGGTGAGCATACCAGTTCCACATATTTGAATAACTGCCTTGCCCTTGAATGACCTTCACTCTTATCAGCTTCCCAAATGGAAGAGAAGGGTTCTATCATCAGAGCATGTTCACTGACTATGAGCACTCCATTAACTATTTCCCAAAGCATCCTGTAGTCTGTTTAATTGTGTTATCTAATCCATCTGTATAAGGTACAGTAGTGTTAGGTTGGGCTGGTGGCAGCATCTTATTCTCAAGCAAATCCACATCATCTGCCAATAACTCTTCATGAGTGGCTTCCTTGAACTTCTGTTCTTCATGATACTTTTCAATAGTGAGAAGACCATCTGTATCACCATAATCAACATAGAGCTTCTGCATTTTCATCTCACTGATTGTATCAGCCATAAGCATATATCCCTTGTACTCCTCTTTTATAAGTGAACCAAGTAAGGGCTGGTTATTAATAATGCTTCCATCAGCCTGTAACCATCCTATGATCTGTGGGTTCTCAAAGTTAGCAGAGTAGACAGGAGTAGGAATGTAAGCAAACTCCTCAACTAAGTTGTTCTTCCTGATAAAGAAGTTAGTCTCCATCACTTTGGCCTGCAGAGTTTCCAGCTCAGGTTCCTTGGTAGTGGTAGTGAGGGTGTTAATGGGAGCTGCTGCCCTGAACAAAGACTTAATGATCCTGAGTATTTTCATGTGTATATGTTTATCTTCCTACCCTTGCTGTGAACTTCAGTTCCTCTGTCACTGTTGTTCCATCCTGAGAAGTGTACTGGATAGTGACAGTCTTATTAGCCTTGTACCAGCCCTGAACCATTAACTGCTTGGGTACAGAGTTGGGCTTGTAAGTGATAACAATTTCATGACTGGCTGTATCATTGTAAACAGTGGCACAATCACAGGTGCTCTTTACATCAAGGATTTCACCCATGTAGTCATAGGGAAATTTCACATGGATAGTCTGCCCTGCTCTTACATGGCCAAGATCAATAGAATTTCTCAGTAACATGCACCTTAGATTTATCGTTTAATAATTTAGGTTTTCCAAACTGCTGATATTCCTGCTCCCAACACTGTTCATTGATGCACACCACTGACTGATTGACACTGAATCTTCTCCACTGGTCAGCATTCATCATAGGAGGATAACAGGGTTTATCACAGGATTTGTTTGCCATCTGTAAAGCTGTGGTAGCACAGCCACATAACTTACAGGAACCTTCAGAATAGCAATCAACATCCATCCATCTTATCCTGTACTGTATCTGCTCATGTATGTGATTTCTCATCATCCACCTGAGTTTATTATTATAGAATATCCAGTATCTATAGTAACCAAGGAAGTAATGCCAGATGTCAACCAGATTCCTGCTCTTCGTTAATCTCTTTTTTGTCATACTCATCAAGGTGTTTCATGTACCTGCGTAAATAATCAATAGTATCTATGTAAGCCTGTCTTATTTCCGGAGTATCCTTATTGAGTGCTACCCTTTTTGTATATATGTATATGATCCTTTTAAGCCTTGTCCTGTAAGTCCTTATCTTACCAAGGTACTTGACATGAATGATAGGAATATTATCCTGTCTTATGCAGTGTTTAATAAACTCTGAAGGAGTTCTGCAAATGTCAGAGAAGGTGAGAAAGTCCATGTCAGGGTACTGATCTTTTACTGATTCATAGTACTGTTCAATAGCCTGATCCTGTGTTAAGATGGGCATATTACCTGTATTTTTTGGTGAGGATTTCCATAGCCTTATTGAAATCAGCTTCTATCTTATCCAATCCCTCAACAAAAGCAGCCTCTTTATGGAGGCCGGCATTAAACTCAGCTTCAGTAATAACTGGTTGTCCTTCCTGTCTTACATGCAGGTTATAATATTCATGAGGCTTCATGGGTCTTGGATGAGTGATGTCTACGGGATTATGCTGTGTGTCATTTAACTGTGTCTTACTCATGGTTATTATTGTTTTGTGAGACAGTGATAGTACTGAGATTCACTAATTTAAACAGATATTTCTGTTCATCTACATTAGGAATAAGCAAGGGGTATATTTTTATCATATCCCCTTGCCTTTCCAACACTCCTTTGTCAAATAAGAACTTCATAAAGTTAGATAATCCTGCCGGAGAAAGATGAAGTTTAGCCATTACAATTTTCCTGGCTGAAGGCCCAAACCTGTAAGTGGCTATGTCTCCTTCCAGAGCCATGAAAGCAGCAATGACCTCTATCTCCCTTGGGGTCATCTTAATGGGGAGAATACAATTAATAAGATTGAGATGAATCTCATAGTATTTGTCAGTAGAGAGTCTTAATGTTTTTCTAATGTATTGATCCATTGGTAGTATATGATTGGTCTAGGATAAGGTGAGGGGAATGAGTGCCTTGAGATGTTTCTCTATCCTGTTGATTAGCTGGTGCTGTGGCATAATACTGATGAACTTCTTACCACTGCTGTATATCTCCCCATAGTCCCTGTTCCCATCATTGATGTCAACGAATATTCCCACTGCATCTATCTGGTAGAACATCAGCTCCCTGACATCACACATCTGTAAAGAGTATCCCTCATGGTTGGCAGTCATGGACATAGTAATCTCATTATCATGGAAGATGGGAATATTCAATCCTTTTGGCATCATGGCATTACTGGCTTATTGTCTAGTGGTAAGAAGACCTTATGAAAAAATCTGAATTCATGTTTGGATAAGGACAGGTCAAGGTCAATGGTGAATTCAATAGCTGATCCATCCTTTAGAAAACAAAAGCAGGACTGGTTATCGAAGACCATCCTGCTAATTCCAATCCTATTGGTTATTTCTACTGCTTGCTCCCCTGTAAGTTCTGTCTCAATAGGCATAATGTGTGTTACTTTAATGTCGAGAGGGGAAGAGTTTGGGGGAATATCAGCACTTAAGCACTTGTAACTTCTTTGCTTAGTCTCATTGCTAAGTGCTGAAACTCACCTCATCCAACTTAAACATACTCATAGTTTTAATTTTAGTATGTAAAAATCTTACTTAAGTCTGATGCAAAATTACATACTAAAATGTAATTTCCAAATAAATTTATGTATTGTCAGATTTATAATAGGAATCCCTGATAATGACTCTTTATCAGGGATTATTAGGAGATGGGTACAAAAGAAAAAGTTACTATGCCTAAGTCTTGAAGTTCACCCCTGTATTCACTCCCATGATATGAAGCAGGTATAATATCCCTATAATGATCAACAGGATATTGATTGCTATTCTTGGGATTCCGGGGGTTACATAAGTATTATTGGCCCAGAACAAAACAGCGAATAATACCACAATCAGAAACAATAGGATTATACTCATGTTGGTTTCATTTGATGACGTTTCTTAAGTGAAAAGGATGGTACTGTGAAGAAATCAATTTATGTACCATAAAAAAACCCTATTAGGAATAACAGGGTTTTCATTTCAATCAAAGACAAAGCCGTAATACAAAAAACAAAAAAAATATGCAAAAGTTTCTACAACCTGGGGTACACACTACCCAAGTGCATATTAAAGATAGCTCATTAGGTCTTTACAACCAAAACATCAATATCCTGCCACGCTACTCCATTCCAGAATTTCATCTTAGCTGGTGGACTGGAGTAATCCTGAAGATTCATGGCTTCAAGCAAAACAATAGTGTATGAACCTGTACCTGATTGGGTAGTGGTTAAGGCGAGGGCTTCATTAATGGAAGCAATGATAGCAGACTGGGAGGATATCAGATCTGAGAGTGTAAGAGCTTCAATGATAGTACTGAGAAATGACATAGAAGAAGAAGGACTATCACTAAGAGTAAGAGCTTCTGCAAGAGGAGCTAAGTAAGTCATCCTGCTGGTTTGCTGAGTAGCAAGGGTCATAGTCTCAGCTATCACCATCAGGTAAGCAGAAGAAGAGAGATAGCTATCATTGAGAGTCAGAGGTTCAGTGATATTGACTAAGTAAACATTAGTGGAAATGATAGTATCAGTGAGACCCATCAGCTCTGATATAATGGCTGAGAATGCTCCTGAAGCTGATGGAGCATCTGATAGGGAGAGAGCTTCATTGATAGCTCTGTTACTAATGAGAGAACTGAAGGGAGCATCTGCCAGAGCAAGTGCTTCTGTAATTGAGGCTGAAGTGATAAGAGATGAGCTGAGAAGATCAGCCAGAGTCATGGTCTCATCTATTATGGCAGGTACACTTCCAGTGAGTCCAACTATTTCATCAATGAGGGCCATAGCCTCAAGAACAGATGAAGACATTACCTGTGTAGGAGTAATAGCATCAGTCAGGGAGAGAGCTTCAGTAATTGAAACAGTGGCAATAGTGATGGTAACAGAAGGAGTATCACTAAGAGCCATAGCTTCACTAACAGATACAGTGACAAAAATGATAGTGGCAGAAGGAGAATCAGCAAGAGACAGAACTTCAGACACAGATACATTATATGTACTGCCACCAACAGGGGCAGCAGGAGCATCAGTAAGCGCAATGGTTTCTGTAATGACATTGGTAATGATAGTGATGGTGACTGAAGAGATATCAGTAAGAGCTAATGCTTCAGTGATAGTGAGAGTAGCAATGATAATAGTAGTGGAAGGAGAATCACTGAGGGCAAGAGCTTCAGTAATGGCTTCATTATAAGTAGTGCCACCAGCAACAGGAGGAATATTACCGAAGAATATCTTGAAGGTTGCTGGCATTTATGATTATGTTGTAGTAGGAATGCTAAGAACAAAATCAGCCCATTCTTTGGGAGAGGTCTGGTCTATAGCTACCACTGTAATTACATCACCATTCATTTCAGAGGCAGATAAGGTGAGCAGGACTAATATGGAAGCTGCAGGTGATACTGTAGGCAGGGTAGCAAGATCAGTAAGAGCACCACCATCTATAGAGACCTTGAAATCACCAGCAGCAATAGTAGGACTGGATTTAAAGTCTCCTGCACTAGCATAGTCTTCCAGCGAAATCCTGATCAGGAAATCTTCATTCTTTTTTGGTGGATTATAAGGGGCCGCCATAGTAAGTGGAGGGGGGTTTAATTAAATTCCTAATTGCAATCTTGCTCTTGGTTTAGTTATGTCCACTGATATCCTGTATTCATCAGCATTTGCATCTATTGAAAGTATGATGGGATTAGGCTTAATGTACAATCTTGGAACAGTATATATCCCTGTAAGGTTATATTGCTGGTTTGTCATAAGAGTCTCAGCTCCCCAGGTTGTTCCTGCATCTGTTGAAATCTTATAATACATATTCATTGATGTAGGCCATGTCTCAGAGCCATCAGATTTACCAGCATAGAAGACATACCAGTAGTTAGTGACAAGGTCAAGGGTGATAGCACATAATCCCTGATCATCCACTGAGTTGTTGACAACATTAGTGAGGGCAGTGATAGCTGTTTCAGTAATTATCCATGCCTGTAAGTCAGCATTGAGAGTATCAACCCCATTCCATGCTGTTAGAATAATACGGGAATTGGTAAGGTCTGGTACTGCTGAAAAGTTAGAGAAGGCTATGGATGCAGGACTATCAGCCATTGAAGCAGAAATTAAAGTTTCAGCCCAAGTGTTAGCTGAGTCATCATAAAGCTGTCTGCTAACTTCATTAGTCGAGATATCCCAGAATATGCCGATAATGTCATTGTTATCAGTGGCAAAACCCGGCATAAGAATCATCATATCTGTGGTTGCAGCAGCTTCATTGATTGTTCTGGTATCCCATACACCATTTGGGACATTGGCATTAGTAAGCCTGAAGAAACCTCCTTCAGTGCCATTATCTATTTGAGTCCTGCAATATACATTTCCTCCCCTGCTACGGGTAATGCTCATGAAGCTTCCTGCCAGTACTGCTGAAGCTCCTGCAAAGATAACAGTAGAAGTAGTTGAGAGAGTATCTGAAGAGTCAGTGTCTATAGTGCGATAAAGACAATCATGCCCTACTGTTTCCACGAAAGAACAATGAATAAGACCAGAGGACAGTCCTGACCACTTATCATACCAGACAGACAGGTTAAAAGCTGTACCTGTATAAACAACTGTACCCACTGACCATGTAAATCCTCCATCCAGTGACTTTTTAAAGCTTATATCCGCAGCAGCATCAATGTAGACATAGTACAGTACACCAGTAGGAGTCTGGATAAGATAATAAGTGCATGCTCCCTGATTTCTTCCGGTAGCTGCTCCATTCTGTGATATAACCATCTCTAATCTTCTGGGCATGGCAGGAGGAGGGGGGTTTAAGCTGAAACTGTATAGGCTACATTAAGAGTATCTGTGTTCACCACTGGCCTGTCACCACCAGTAAAGAGACCAGAACTGAAGAGAACTCCAGCAGTGTTGTCAATGGTAGAGACTGCACCTGTTCCAAGGACAATAAAAGCTCCTTTTACAGTGCCGGCACCAGTAATGGCAAAAGACAGGGCTGCAGTTGTGGTTTTTGAGCCTGCTGAGGCTGCATTAAAGACTACAGTTTTGCGTGGGGCTGTGTAAGTTGGGGCATTAGCCAGTCCAGCTTCAGTCCAACCAGCATGTGAAGCCATTGTATCACCTGCAACTATAGCAGAATAGCCAACTGAGGAGACCAAACCCATGAAAGGGCCTGTTACAGTGTATGCTGCACCTGCCATGATTGTATCAAGGGTGAGATTCTTTCCAACATTGACAACGAGGTTATCAATAGTGTCCTCCCATTTGAGATTTCCATGACAATCAAAGCACTGGAAGTGATATTTTCCCTTAAGATCAAGGTGATCAATGGGGAGAGTGGGAGATTTGATGGTATTAGCGTTGAAGCTGTCATTGATATTAAGTTTTTCTGAGTTCATGAGAGATTATTTAAGTATTAGTAGATGAGTGGTAATTGTAACTAAGCCACTTCAGGGTAAACCTGAGTAGGGGTGAGGAGGAGGTGAGACTTAAGAGGTATCAATCCAGATATCTCCGGGTTCAGGGCTGGAGGGAGGAGAGGAAGACATGGTAATTTTCTTAACTCCGTCACCTAAGATGTAGTAAAGAGGGCTGGCTGCTGCCTGAATGTTATCATTGGTCAAGGGAGGGGTGAGGTTAGAGCCTATGATCTGGTTGGAGTCAGGATTTTTGATGAACTGATCCCACATCCTGTAGACCATTGTATTAATCGTGTTCCAATTTCTGAAATCATCAGGCATAGTAGATGAAATAAGGTTAAAGATAGTCAAAAAGGAAACCCCCTGTAGAAACAGAGGGTGAACCAATTTTAAAAAAAACATATACTACGAAAAATGAAAACTTTATCACCAACCAGATGATAAGAGAGACAAAGGTAAGGTCAATGAGACACTTAAAATTTTTTTTGGTATTAAGATGAGTATAAAAAAATTTTAGAGTAGGAGTGTGAAGGTGATCCACCCTACACGAGCAGCCCCCATTAATCCTTGGACAAAGACTCCCCCGCCATCATAGGCAGAGGCACTTTTCCGTGGCTGCTAATATATCATGAGTGTTCCTGTGGCTACACACACCTAGTGTAGTGATAGCTCATGACAGGTAGGGTGCAGAACATCCTACCAGCACCCACTAATCTTAGATCAATCATTCATCACTGTGTGGTACAGACTGAACAGTTGTACAATGTATGTACATCTTAACTGTATACACACAATACCCTATCAGCCCCCATTAATTCTTGGTATTACATATTTCCTTCACAATTTAAATGTCATTATTATGAACATTTCTCAGATCAAACTCGCTATTGGTATCCCAGTTCTTAACATTTCACGTCAGGTTGATGAGCAGAATCTGCCTCAACCTTGGGTGTCTCATTGGGACGATACCAATAGGGTCAGGGTCACCATGCATGATGATGTGTATAACATCATTGTGGCTGACAAGTCCTTCGATAAGCTGGCTTACAAAACATCTACGGTTACTCCTACAGATGCTAGTAAGCTGCCTTACACCAGGATTGTGATCATCACGCCTAAGGAACTTTTGGGTACACTCTAAGAGTGGCCCTTCACGAAGGGGGGAATTTCTCCCCTTCGTTTTTTAATCTTTTCTGCTTCTGGTTTCATATCCGAGCAACCCCCACTAATTCTTGGCTGCAACAGCAGTCCTTTTTTTTAAATTAGTTTGATGGTGAAAGGTTGAAGCACATGAACAATGTAGCAGATACACCTGTACCTGTCAAGCTATTTTTTTAAATTAGTCATAGATAGAACCAGACCATTTAGTTGGTGCAGTCCCTATCAGGCTACAGTTTACTGTAGTAACAAGTATCTTGGTAAAACTCAGACAGCAATGATTTGAGGCAATGCAGTTTACTGTCCTTATGGGATGAGTAGGCTATCAAGATACTTTCACTTTTAATTTCACCATTCTTTAATTCTATAAATTAGTCTTTTATGCAATTACAATTTCTTCCTATGTCAAGCTGGACTCCTGAGATGTATGCCTTCTCTGATTACCTGTCTACTCTAGATGCATTTAGCACTCCTGTTATTCCTGCTACTCTTGAACATTATCCATTCATTGTAAGATGGGAAGAGTGTGATTGCAGGAATGGAGAGTGGGTAGTGACATTCTTCATGCCTATCACAGCAGCAGGTCATACCCAACTGATTTCAGATAAGCTGAAGAATCTCACTGAGCAGGTCATCAAGGCAGTTGGTAAGAGGAATAGGAATACTCCTCCTACTCCTTGGGATGAATTCCTTGGGAAATGAGTTAAGAATGGTACACCTATAAGAGGTGTATCCTTCTTTTTTTATTGCCTTCATAGAAAAGGGAGATAGGTTATTGTGAATAAATATATTTGGAAATGTCAGAAAAATACCATAACTTACAGTCATTCACCCTCTCCCTCACCACTTATACCCTCTCCCCACCACACAACAAATCATCTTCCTAATCATCTTCCCCTATTCTATATAAAAAAAGGGGGTGCAGGGGGGAAATCGTTTTCCGCAAAGTTAATAGATTGATAATCAAAGGATTAATGAAAAAAGTTGCACCGTATTTTTACTATTTTGGCATGGAAAAATACGGTAAAAAGTGAGTATTTGTACTTGATGGCTTACAAATGTTAGTAAGTAGGAGAGAGAGTGGAGGTCAAGAAGATTAGAGAGACTGGAGTTATTGTTAATGAAATGTTAAAGTATATTGGGTAGGAATAAGGTTAAATTGGGTATATAATTCCATACCCTAACAACCCCCACTAATCTCCGATGCCATTACCAGAATGCTATGTTAATGCTAACTATTAGGTTAAACTCGGAGCACTTTGAGGCTTAAAAGCATAGCTAACTTGCTCAGTACCTGGTGATTAGTTATTTGTGCATCTAAAAAACATGCAAATCTTGCCTTAACTATAATTTTAATAGCCTTTAATTATGAAAGATGGACTCTATCAGGTAACTAATACCTATCTGTGTGCAGGATTTGTTATCCAAAATGGTATTATCACCCATTGTGCACCTATACTACGCAGAAAGATTGGCTATTGGATGACAGTTGCCAAGTTTATCTCATAGTTTCTCAATCACCTATAATTTTAATCAAATGACAAAGCTAAAACAGCTCTATTCCAGCAACACACTCAATCCTGTCCTCTATCACATCACAAACTGGGTAAATTCCCATCATGATGAGACTCAGGAACCCATTCTTTCTGATTACATTGACTATGAAGAGATGATTGTCAAACCAGCTCATTATCTAATGAAGTTCAATGAGGAAGACTGGCAGTGGGAAGTCCTATTTTTTGATACCTATGAAACTATTGAAGAATTACCATTTTAATCATACTCTAAACCCAACTCATTACTCATGAAAAAGACATCTAAATCATCAAACCCAGAAGCAAGCTATACAATTCATACTATCTTGTTCTGCTTAGCTTTAGCAGTACTCATCTCCTTAGTTTCCTGTGATTCTAAATCTGGTCACATGAAACCTAAAGCCAAATTAAGGATTGCAGCATTTGCTCAACCTCCAACTGGCCACATCTGCAAAGATCTAAATCACATCAAATGTGATGGTGAATGTACATGTGATGGAATGGAGTGTCCAAGCCCTATGCCACAGATTGTCATCAAGCAGATCAATGTAACTCCTGGTGGTTATATCTCTTGCAGATACATTTCTACAGATGGAGAAGAATATGCTTATGATCACATGACATCAGAGCAATTTCACAATATCTTTGGTTTCTTAGTCTCTACAGAGGAATAAAATATTAAAATACTGCTGTGGTACACACACTTAAGTGCACAAGGTGTAGTGAATAATCCTACTGTCACTGGATGACAGCATTAGAAACACCCTAAAAAAGGCAGGGGCCATGCAGTATTTTAAACTTCTTTAAACATAGTGTCCAAATCCCAAAAGAAGGTGGTGAGAGAAACATGATAAGAAGTAATCATGGAGTATCAAAAACTGGACTGTAATCCTGAGTAGAATTAAAATAAATTCCAAAAGGAGAAAAAGTGGGAGAACCAGCACTATATTTAATTTCATTTCATTTAAGAACAAAACCGAGGGATAAAATAAAGCAGTCTTGTTGTATGATTGCTGGAAAATAAACCCTCCATTCAGGTAAGTGGGCCAATACTGCCTGAGTGTACATACAACTTTCACCTGTGGGGTGGCCCTCATGGGATACAGCAATAAGACAGGAGTTCTGGTGTAATAAAGCACCGTAGCCTGTCTTTCTTTTTAAATTATTGCTCTGACAAAACAGGGCATCCTTGTTTATGACCATTTACCGTTATTACTGGGAAGAGACTCATTCATGTGTCATCCATCCCTTAACAAGCTGGCATACCACCAAAGAAGGTGCTTATGCAGACCTGCTTAAAGGCCATCCTGAGGCCACTGACCCTGATGAGTGGGAGATGAATCTTGAGCAAGCCACTCTTATTCAGGATTGATTTTTCAAGGTGCTATAAAGTGCTATATGTTCAGAGTTGACAGCAATGCAACACTAATACATGGATCAGCAGCCTTGTTTTCATTTTCATTTTCATTAATTTGATTATAACCCATAAGGGTTCATATATTAATAAACCAAAAGGGCTGAATGTAAGGAACTGGAAGATATACCCAGTACCGGAATATAGGCTCTTATTCAATGGCAGGCAGTGAGTGTCCTTGGACAGACACTACTGGTGTAACCATTGGATTATTTAATAACAATCTTATAGTATCCAAGTACTATTGTATATCAAAAGCCCTGCATTCAGGCCACAGGCCAGGAGAGTGCAGGCTATATTTTTAAATCACCAAAACACCAGATATATGGAGCATCAAATCAGTTATGATATGCTATTTCCAACAGTCAACACACTCAACAATGATTTTCCTGATGTTGATATTCAGAGAAGATTAGTAAATGAAGAAGTGTGCTATTTCATGATCATACCTGACCAGTACACATCACAGCAATTAATAATGCTGGGAATGCTGTTGGGTAAGGCTTACATGAAATTATGGACTATTGAGCAAATTCAGGAACTCCCTTGCTGATATAAACTAGCGCAACTTGTAGGTAGTAGGGATAAACCTTCACATAGCTCCGGCATTATCTCCAGTAATACTTATAACTAAGTATGAAAAAGGATAATGTCCGGGGTTACTTTTATTATTTAAATCATCAATCAAATCAAAGTACAAATGAAAAAGTTAAGTATGGTTGCAGGATTCCTAATCCTGTTTGTAATAGTCAGCAGGGCACAGGAACCCAAAGTCATCTACACTAAACATGTAACCATTGGTTACTGGAGTGAGGTGACAAATCAATATGAATATGATAATCGCGAAGAAGAAAGGATGAAGATTATTATGGAACCCGGAAGGCTTTATATTCTAAATGAAGCCCAGTCCTCATTCAGGTATATCAAAAAACTTGAGCTGCCAAAAAGCAAGACTGAACAGGTCAATGAGTATGTATGCAGGGATAAAGATGGAAAATCCTGCCAAGTAAGGCTTGTTCTTGATTACACTGATAAAAGTTTTTGGATTTTTGTCAAGTATGATAACTACGCAGTATGCTATGAAATGGAAGATTAACTACTAATAAAAATTAAATAATTATTAATCCCTACCTACCATGACCACACACAGATTCAAGGTGTTCCACCCAAGAGGTGGACACCTCAACTACCAGTGCAAACCCAATTTCTATGAGTATGAAGAGATTTGTGAAATTGATGTCCCTGATCTCCATGATGTATTCAGAATGACCCAGAATGATTTAAATCCCACCTATGCATTAGGTGGACACAGATCAACTTCTGTTGGAGATATCATTGTGGACATCAGTGATGGAGATACTTACCTCATTGAGGGCTTTGGCTTCAGGCAAATTGATCAGAGCTGGTTAATGTTCAGGAAGAACTCTTACATTACATACTCTTATTTAAAAATCTTTGGCAAACATGGAATTTAAATTATTTCCCACCGTCCCAAATACCCAGCTTACTCTACAAAAAAAGAGTGAGCTGGATCAGTATTTGAAGCAGCTAATCAATACCATCATTCATGACCTGAGAGCAAGAGGTGGTAACACCACTGACATGATTGATTTACTGGATTTGGCTCATTTTAAAATGACTCATCATTCCTTTTACAGAAGCCTGATTACAGAGGAGATTAATGATAAGCATTATACAGTGACAGTCATTGGAAGATTAACTGCTTATGTGGATATGTTTCATTTCTTTATGACACATGATCTTCCTCCAGTAAGGACTAAACCCAGACCTAAAATTTATTAAAATAAACTCATGATCCGTAAACTCCCGCTTTTACTTGCTATACTATTAATTAGTATAGCCAGCTTTGCCAAAGACCCATGCAAAGGCACAACAACTAAAGGTCAGCCCTGTAAATCAACCATGACATTAGCAGATGGATTTTGCAAACATCATTCACCACTAACTCCCAGATGTGGTGTAATGACTTCAAAGAAGATCCCCTGTAAAATGACAGTAAAAGTTGCCGGTGATAAATGCCAGCATCATGCCCCGAAATAATTCAACTTATTAGGTATAATCTTACCATAGCATCCAAGAAGGCTTAAACCCTTGCAATGTGAGTCTTCCCCTGCAAGGATGAGAATTGCAAGTCTCATCCTATGGTGGACTTGGATTATACCTATTTTTTTTTAATCAATCAATTTTTAAGTTAATGAAAAAGTTATTAATCTGCCTATTTGTATTAGGCACTATCACTATGAGCTGCAACAAAGGCAATAATTCCACTGACCAGAATGTTTTATCAAAAGATGTTGTGGGAACTTACAAGCAATTTGTTTACAGAGTTGGCTCTAATTCATTTATCACTACTGTCACAGCTAATGCAGATGGTACACTCAGGATGAGATTTAAGGATTGCTGCAACCCGGAATATATTTTTACCAAGATAAAGCTGGCACCAGATTTAACCTTCACCCTGAATGAGGTCTTTGCAAGAAAGAATTACAATGGTTCAGCAGGAACTCCAAACCAGTGGGTAGGAAAGGGTTATTTTGGCCACAATACCATCTATCTTGATTTCAAGTGTACAACCTGTTATGACAGGCTTCTAATTGATGGTGTCAAATAAAAGTATTTTTTAAATCAATTCAATAATTAATCATGTCATCACATTTTGATACATCAATAGAAGACCTTGATCTCAGTGTCAGGTGTTACAATATACTAAGACACCATCTTAAGATCAACATATTAGGTGATCTTACCAAACTCACTGAAAAGGAGGTTATGCAGCATAGGCACATGGGATTTAAATCACTTGAAGAAATAAGAACACTAATGTCTGAAGCAGGATTATCCTTCAAAGAAATTCCACCTGTAGATAAAATAGGCCAATTGATATCCTCTGGATACATCACCATTGATGAACTCAGAGACTATCTAAACCGCAATACAAGTATTCTTTAAATCAATTCAATAATCAATCAATTTTAATTTTTATGCAATCAGTTAAAAAGCCTAAACAAGCAAAAGCATCTGTTATGTCACCAGAGACATTAGCATCAATCAAGAAACAAATTCGTAAATTTCACAGGGTATATGAGAAACTCTCAGGATACTGGAATGGCCCATACAAGGTGTTCCCTCATATTGTTGCCAGTTCTGTCCTGTTACAGAATGCCAGCTTTGATGGATCATTCAACAGTGACTACTCTCATGAGAATGAAGTACACACCCTTTATCAAATCCTTGACCTGCTGACCACTATGAGAGATTATCATGGCAATGAAGACTACATGATCACTTATGCCCATAATGAACTCAGTGACATTATCAATTATGCAGAGATGGCAGATATTTGTGCAGATGAACCAAAAGATTTAGTAGGAATACTATAAAAAAGTTGGAGTGCCAACAATTAGAGTGTTTAGAAGAATAAGGAAGAGTATTTCTATACTCTTCCTATATTTAATCAGTCATTCATTACTAAATCAATTAACATCATGATCATGAAAACAATTCTCATCATATTGGCCATACTCTGTCTGTGCTTTGTTGACTCCTATATTATTATGGGAGGAATTGGTGTATTATTATTAGCAATGGTAGTAGTCCTTGATGCAATTAACACAAGACACAGAGAAGATAATAACAAAAAGCCTTAAACTTACTTTACTGGCATAGTAAAGATTAAAATTGGTGATTTAAATAAGCGGGATATCTCTATATCCTGCTTTTTTCATTATTTTCTATCTTTATGCCTAAATTAACCAGCCATGATGAAGCACATCTGCAAAAATTGCTGTATCAAATTTGACAGCTACAAGTTCAATAAATGTCCTGATTGCAATGAGCCTGTATTTCAAGAGTGGGGAGCAGAGAAATGGGGTGGGCCTGATACACAGAGGATATCAAATATCAGGATGAATGTAGATGCCATTCCTCAATACACTGATTTTGATCTTGCTGTATGGCAGCAACA